AGGCAGTCTCGGGGGCTCAAAGCCCGGCTCGAATTTAACGCAAGTTAAATTCGAGTGCCGCGGTTACCCGCGGCATCCAAAAACGGGGGTCGAGTGCGAACCCGGTCCCCGGACGCATACCGCTCCAGGATGGAGCGATACGAGTCGTCGTGCGATACCGAGGTCTCTCACCTTGCTTAAGGGCGAGGGAAATTCGGTAGTTTCTCACGTAGCCAGCTAAAAATGAGCATAACAACCCTTGAGGGTTGAAGATACGGGCGCGCGGTGGCTTTAAACCGCGAGACCGTACTGGCCTAATTTCCGAGTCACTAACCTCGAGTTCAGGGACGTCTACTTCGTACTTCGTATAAACGAAGGAGAAGTTCTCGTCGTATGTCCTACGAGGCGGTGACCAGGTCCTTATGCCGGCGTCATCCGATTCCCAGTAAGGAACTGCCAAATTCCTTACGGAGTCCTGGAGATAGCCGACCGTCTGTGGCAGGTAAATACCAGTCACAGCGGACCACTCATTTAAGCGATTAATAGCTACGTACCGTGACTGCGTTGTGCGGAGACTACGAATGTAGACCCCGCGCACGAGCTGACCGGAATAATAGTCAGCGCCGCAGCTCTCACGGAACGGTCCTTGGAAATAGGACTTCGAGGTGTTAACGCGGAAACCGCAGAGGGTCAATAGGCGACAAACATCATCCGCCACATCTCTATGGCAGATAATGTCGTCCCCAAAGACTCCCCAGGTTCCACGCGTCGGTTCCTTGACATCAAGGAGCTCCTGGTTCGCCTTAAGGGGGGCAATCCCCCGGAAAACCAGACACGCACGAACGATACACGAGAATAGCATGGTCTGTAGCGGGAATGTAAAACCATTCCCCATACTACTAATCATGTCTAACCTCTTCCATTCACCGCCAATTAAAACCTGAGGAGAACGCATCAGCCACAGGATGGATTTAAACCATTCTGGGCAAAGACGCTCGATCAAGCCGCAACTGACGGAGTCCGAGGCGGATTCAAGATCGATGGTCACAAGATCATCGGTCTCCGAACCTCGGCAGGCCATGGAACGGTTCCAAGTTTGCTGCGTGGCCAAATCGATGTTAAATTGCTCATCGAGACGGTCAGACAGTATAGCCCCAAGCCCTAGCTGATAGAACATATTCAGCGTGGGTTCAGTGCAGATGGAACGCGATATATCGCGAGTCTTTCGCACGAAAGAGAGGGAATTACCTGGAGATATGTCAAGTACACCGAGGTTGTAAGCACGAGATAACTCGGCTTCAACCCAACCGGAGTACCAACAGACATACTCGTTGTACATATTGTACAACTCGACAGACGTAGCTGATAGCTTGGACGAGAAGAACTTCGTATAGAAGTCCACCCCGTTCGCACCAAGCGAAGCACCCGGTCCGGCTCTACCCCGACCAATAATGTCGAAGTAGGACTGAACTAACGGGTGACCACCAGGATGGAGAAATTGATCAACCTCTTGTTCAAGGAGGCCGAACAACTCTTCATCGCGGCTATTCAGCGGATTCAACTCCCATTCCTGGCAAAGCTTATTGCTAGCAAGGAACTTTTCGAGACAGCGGGTATCAGCGTCTGGATGCACATCGTCGTTAAATTTCTTTAACAACGAGTGATACATACGCAAACCAGCAACTTCTCGAGGGGAAGCACCGGGCCAATAGTCTGGGGAGGAGGATCGTAAATCCTCTTCCTTAATGCCAGCGGCACGGAGGTCAGTCAACAGATAATCGAAAAGAGCTTTTGGACAAATGTCCATAGGTTCTCCCGAACGCTCACAGTTGCCAACTGTCCACTCGCGGGCGGATTAGCCCCGAAAGCGGAAAGTCAGGATCATGAATAGACGTAAGCAGTGCAACCTAAGTTGCGCCGCAATCTCCCTTGGGGTATGTGATACCCTTAGAGAACCGCGTTTACGCATGTCTGAGCGATCCCGTCTGCCTGGGCCCATAGTGCGCCACAAAGAAGGCTCACCATGGCCTGGATCTCCTCAGGTTCCACCAAGTCCACGCCAGCCGGAATACTGAATTCCGCCCGAGCGCGAACGAGTTGGTTAGCCTGCCCAGTAACCGGTACAGCCCCTTTATCCACCCCGATCGTATAAACGTTTCGAGGTGAAGTGGGGATGACACCGGACACAGGGCTAGGCAGAGGAGCCACACGGATCGTCGCAGGACGCGACGCCCACAGGCGAAACGGCTTGGAAGCCGCATGGACACTTACGTTCGTCTGCGTACCGCCGAGGGCGGTCACAGCCCACGCCTTTGAGTTTGAATTCACAGGCGTGTCCGACGTCAACGTATACGTCGGAGAGGTAAGCCCGGTAACGGCAGCGCCGGTCACGGGCGAGGAGGGATTGAACACGTATAGTGCTCCGTCATTCAACAATGATTGACAGGATACCTAACGGCGTAACTGCAACAAAGCAGCTATGTTCAGCCACTTCGTACTACTCACGCCGGGAATACGGAACTGAATGTCAGACAATCCGACAGTCAGACCTCCGGCAGTCCATGCACTCCGATCAAATCGGATGCAACGGTTTGCGTAGCCGCTATAAGAGCCTTGCGAAGAAAGAACTTCATAGTGAAATGAGATATCATCGTATGTCCAGGGAGACGCATTAAGTGCATTTGCATTTAATGCAACGCTGTGTAAAACCAGCTCATTCTCCTGGCGGACAGTACCATTAATCCATCTCACGCCTGAGGTATTAGTCGCAAAGCCGTCGATCATGTCACCAATATTAGTGAAATAGTCGACGAGGAACGAGTACGGTATAAGCTCCCAGACGGTAGGCAAAGCCTCCCGCCAGGAACCTAAACCGAAACGGGACGTATCAAGGATCGAAGTCGACCCTGGAGACGAACCGCACTCTCCCTTGAGCCAGCACGAGGCAGATGAAACGACGCTCCACTTCCGATTAATCGGAAAGGTGGCGACGTTCTGACTCGACTGAAAGAACGTGGCGGAATCACCCTTCCCACGACCGGATATCTGCAAGAACTGCCGATAATCCTTGTAGGCAAGAGCCTTAGCCAGGTCCTCAATGTCACTGATTAGAGGTTTCCAACCAAAGACATACTCTAACCAAGTATCCTGAACGATGCGGTTTCGAACACGACTATTACCTTGCTTACCTTGTCGGAGCAGTTTCTTTACTGCCCGGTGGTAGCTAGATATACCGTGTCGAAGCGCTTCGGCAGGATGCCTGATCTGATGAAGAGTCTCCCTCAGCTCGCCTAAGAACACGCCAGATTGAAATTGGCGGTACGTAGAACGAATTGAGGAAAGCATTTTCATCTTAGCGGCAGAGACAGCAGCGGCGGTAGCAACAGCGGACGCATCAGCAACAACTGCTTGCGCAGCTCCAGGAAGAACCTGGGGACCCCCAACTTCCAGATCGTTGACCGCTATGGTCACACCGTCTGAACGTCGGGATTTCCTCTGCTTGATGTAGTAATAACCGTCCCCATACGAAAAGTTTCGACGAAAACCAGAAGCACCGGTAGTTGCGGAAGTATGGCCCTTAACCTGAGCTTTCCATAAAGCGTTGCTGGTACCCGAAAAGGTATCAGTCCACTTCATGGTATTCTCAGTAGAGGACTGACTTGTCACAACACCGTTCTGCTGGAATTTGTTCCAACTTGTCGCGTAGGACGATTTATTACGAACTTTGCTAGACGCCATGATGGCTCCATAAGCTAGACATAGGCCCTTAAACCTAAGGACGTTAGTCTAAGGTAGGTCCCGACACCCGTCGGCACCAGGCCCCCGAAAGGGG